CGCACCAGCACCACCAGCAAAAGGAACAAGGCCCGGCTAATACCCGGGCTTTTTTTATGCCCGCCCGCCGGGAGACAAAACACCCTCTAAACACCCTTGGCAGCTACCCGGTATTTTAACCGTATTGCATCCTGCTGGCTTTTATCGTCGGGGTAGTAGATTGATATGCCCCAAATAGAACGGCCGGGAGAATGGATTCTCGACGGTTTAAGCGTATATTGTGCACCGGGCCGCCCCGCCCTCAATCTGCCCGGGTATGTAAATCCCAGCGGCTGGTAATCTGCACGGGCTTAGACCTCCACGTTATGAGACCGCCCCGGGTAAACCATTGGCCCAGCTGGGTTATTATTTTTTTGTGGTTGTTTATGTGGTTAATAGCACCCGGGCCGCACCCGGTGATTATTATTTATTTCCTAGGATAAAACGCTACAAGCCGCGCCATGACTGGGCTGTAGCCGATCGATGGGGGCGGGCGACTGCCACTGGGGGGGGTACCCGTTACCGTATACAACTACGACCGAATTTAGGAAAATAAGTACTGTCAACAACCCTGCTTCGTGCCGTTAGTATAACGTAATAAGACCCCTATGGACTGGGTTTGTAAAATGCGTATTGGTTCGTGCCGTATATGGGGGAATGGGATACAGGTTCTGTCAAAAGGATAGAAAATACCCTAGTTAATGTACTAATTATGCATTTAATTCCGCTAAACAGTTGACTTTACTGCTGTATTTTCATACTATTGGATAACTTCGATGGATATCGGGGTATTTATTGCCTTAAATGGACTAAAATATGAGCTTACCAAGTGAAACAGCCACACTTGAATTGCCATTACTACTAGAAAACGATCTTGAAGTAGATAACGACGGACGTTTCTTTGTAGTAAGCTACATTTTCCCTGATGAAAGTGATGACTCGGTCGAAATACGCATTGAGTTTGAACAAATCATCGATAATCTAATTGATTTCTATCGTGAAGAGCAAGGCCCAGCAGGATATAACCAATTATATCTGATTGCACATGAACTTGACCGTCACGCACACAGTCTACGTGATATTGCCAGCCTAATGGAAGGTAATTATGACAACGCAGACCTTTATGATGAAGACTGATAGTCTATTTGACCCTAATCGTATGAATTCACTGGATGCCTCTCAGGTAGGACGTATTGGGGAGCATTTAGTAGCCGCTATGTTGGCGGGTTATGGTCATGAAGTGCATCACACGGCAGGAAATGGCTATGATTTACTGGTTATGTTGCCAGATACCTCAGATACTATTCGTGTAGACGTTAAAACGAAGAAAGCCGCGACTAATGCGCGGCGATTCAATATTAAGAAGGGTAAAACCACCACATTTCGTGAGTATGAGGCGGGTATATGTGATGTGTTTGCTCTAGTCTGCTTAGAAGATACCTCTGTGACGTTTGAGAGGTGTGAGGACTACGTTGGTAAGTCTGGAATTTACCTTAATGGTAGAACACACCGGGGTACTTGCCCCTATTCAGCATGGCAGGAGTGTATACAATGAGTAAAGGAAGTACACAACGTCCACAGGACTTTAAGAAGTTCTCAGATAACTTTGATGCTATCTTTGGGCCTAAGAAAGATAAGAAGAAGACTAAGAGTAAGTCCCCTAAGAAGACTACTAAGTAGTATATATAGACCCCCCGGCGAACGCCTGTTAATTTTAGCATATATTTCACCATCTGTCAATATCTCGGCGATAGTTCCGCCATAACTACGGCATTTATAAATGTAGTTGCAAATGCCCTGTAGTAGTGTTATAACAAATACCAAGACCAATTATGTCCCTCCCTAAAAATTCAATCAATTTAGTTTATATACGAGCCGCTATAGAAGCGGCCACTGGCGTCCTACTAAGCTTAGAGGACGTTAGGCGTTACCTTATTGAAGAAGGTTTGATTACCAAGAAACAGGCGCGAGAAGAAGCGGCTATCTTTCGAGGATATAGTGAATTTTATGATTACGACTATTCTGACGTTAAGAAAGAGGCCAACCCGCCACAAGAATTAGACTTTCAGAAAGATGAAGACATCGTATGATTATCGAAGATAACTTCGTAAAGAATATAGGTGTGTTGTCGGAGTTACGCGCCGAAGCCTATATCATGCAAAAGCGTGATACATTCTGGAAAGACCTAAAAGAAGAACCAGTCAATACAGTTGAAAGAGTTTGCCAAGTTGTTTTTAGTAGGTTTTGTAATAGTGACGAGTTTGCCGGGTTTGAATACTGGGTAAACCACCTAAGCCCGAATGATGGTGATGATTTAGATTGGCACGTAGATAAAGACGAGCACTTATACGAAAAAGAAGACAAGATAATACATCCTGATATGGGAATGGTTCTCTACCTTCACGAGGCAGAACCAAAGGGTGGCTACTTAGAGATAAATAAGATCGAGCGTTTGAGGGCGGTACCTAACCGCATCATAGTATTTGATCCTAGCGTCATACATAGAGTAACGCCTACCAAGGCACCTCGTATTACTTTGGCGGCAAATCTCTGGAGGAAAGCTCCCTCTAAAGAGAATTTTTTTAGTGACAAATTAATAACCAAGAAATCCGGGCAGGAGGATATCAAGTGAAATATGCAAATTGCGGTGCTTCCGTAAAAGCAAGCGGTAAAGTTAAGAAGATGGCCACAGGCGGCTTCATGGGTATGAGCGATAGCCTTCAGAAGATGGACATCGATAAAAAGCGCGAGAAGCAAAAGAAAGCTGAAATGAGTTCTGGTGGAATTGCCCAGAAGAAGAAAGAAGCTAAAGCAAAGAAAGATGGCAAGAAGACTAAGCGCGGCGAACTAGTAGAAGCTTCTTACGGTAAAGCAGTACGCAAAAAGAAGAAGTAATCTATGGCTACTAAGCGCGTAGATAAGTCTAAGATGCCATGCAACAAACCGAGACGTACATCAGGTGGGTCTAAGAAGTTTGTTGTTAAGGCGTGTCAGGACGGTAAGGAAAAGATAATTCGTTTTGGTGACCCTAAAATGAAGATCAAGAAATCTAACCCTGACCGACGTAAGTCTTTTCGTGCAAGACATAAGTGTGACTCTAATCCACCATCCAAACTAACTGCAAGATATTGGTCTTGTAAGAAGTGGTAATATGACTGACAAAAAAGAATTAACAGATATGCAGAAAGCTTTCTTGGAAGCTCTGTGCCATGAGGCACGAGGCGATATCCGAGAAGCAATGAATGTTGCGGGCTATTCCCCTAACACACGCATAGCAGAAGTAGTCGGGCCACTCCGTGATGAGATAGTGGAACGTACTAGCATGGTGCTGGCTATGAACGCACCTAAAGCGACATACAGCATGATCGACGTATTGAACGATCCGGGTTCTATGGGGGCAAGGAATGCGGTAGCGGCGGCTACTCAGATTCTGGATAGAACAGGTTTGGTTAAGAAAGAACAAGTTGAAATCAAAGGGCCAGAGGGAGGCGTATTTATCCTACCACCTAAAAGGGTGACCTCTACCGATGACGAAGACGAATAACTGGCCAGATAAGAAACGACCAAATAAAACATCTAAGATACCTTATGGGTATATGGTCAGCGAAGAGGATATCTTACTAGCTGTCCCTGACTGGACGTTAATTGGTTTTATCGAAAAGGCGATGGACTTCCTTGATGAAGGGAACTCCTACAGAGAAGCCGCTAGATGGTTGAGTGATAACTCAGGACATGAGGTATCCCACCAAGGTTTAGCGAATATCTGGAAAAGACAGAGAGGGGATAAGAACCCTCGCATAAAACAGCTTGCTAAACGTAAGCGTAAGAATGCGCCTAAGACTAAGGAAGAACGTGAACTACGTGACCTTAAAAAGCGTGAGGCGGGGGCTAAGAGAAGCCTTACCGCTACAAAGAAAAAGATTGATGCTTTAAATGGGGAAGAGGCACCGCCATCACCCCCAGTCTCGTTGTCACCACAGCAATTCAGTGACAGCCTCGACTTCGAAGCAAAGCCACCGACAGAACACAAAGTCGTCTTCTCACCAAACCCCGGCCCGCAAACGGAATTTCTCGCGGCATCGGAAAGAGAAGTATTATACGGCGGAGCGGCTGGTGGAGGTAAGAGTATCGGACTGCTTGCAGATCCAATGCGATACTTCTCCAACGCAAACTTCAACGGATTGATCCTCAGACGTACTAACGATGAACTGAGGGAACTTATCTGGAAGTCTCAGGAAATGTATAAAGAAGCGTTTCCCGGAGCTAAATGGCAAGAAAAGAAATCACAGTGGGTATTCCCTAGCGGTGCCAGACTGTGGATGACCTACCTAGAGAGAGAAGAAGATGTCTTACGTTACCAAGGGCAAGCTTTTAGCTACATTGGTTTTGATGAGCTTACGCAACATTCTACGCCGTTTGCGTGGAATTATATGCGATCGCGTCTTAGAACCACTGACCCGGCTTTACCGATATTCATGCGAGCTACTACGAACCCGGGTGGCCCCGGCCATAGTTGGGTTAAGCAAATGTTTATTGATCCTAGCCCGGCGAACGAAAGTTTTCATGCTAAAGACATGGAGACGGGTGAAACGCTAACCTACCCCGAAGAACACGCTAAAGCGGGCAAGCCGTTATTCCAAAGAAGATTTATACCAGCAACCCTAAAAGATAACCCCTACCTATACTCAGAAGGTTCATATGAAGCGAACCTTTTGTCTCTACCCGAGATGCAGAGAAGACAGTTATTAGAGGGTGACTGGGCGATTGCTGATGGTGCCGCGTTTGGCGAGTTCCGATCTACTAAACATATCATTGATCCGTTTGAGATACCGCACGACTGGCGTAAGTTTAGATCATGCGATTATGGTTACTCCTCCTACTCAGCAGTACACTGGTTTGCGATAGATCCAGCGTATGAAACCCTAGTCGTTTATAGGGAGTTATACGTAAGCAAACACACAGGCAAAGACCTAGCCCGAGCGGTCATGGAACTTGAAGTAGGCGAGAATATAAGTTATGGTGTGCTTGACTCTTCTTGTTGGCATAACCGTGGGCAGATTGGCCCCTCTATAGCGGAAGAGATGATCTCGATGGGCTGTAGATGGCGTCCATCAGATAGAAGTGCTGGTGCTCGCGTAGCGGGTAAGAACAGGCTTCATGAGCTACTCAAGTACGACGAAGAAGCAGAAACTCCCGGCATTGTATTCTTTAATAACTGTCGGCAGATAATAGCAGATCTTCCCGTCATTCCGAGCGATCCGAAGGGCGGTGATGATATTGATGTTCGGTATCGAAGTGATCACACCTACGACTCGATTAGATACGGCATCATGTCACGACCCAGAGCCTTTTCACCGTTTGAAGATTGGGGTCAAAAAAATACTCAGACTTGGCGTCCCGCAAGTCCTAAATTTGGATACTAAATAAATGGCAATTTTAGATCGACCAGAAGACATAACTCTAGAACAGACTGCATTAGGTCTTGAGGATACTGACACGGATGCAGAGCTTGGCGGACTAGTCGGTTGGATTGAGGGTAGGTATACCCGATCCAAGGATTCAAGGCAGTCTGATGAAGAAAGGTGGCTAAAAGCCTACCGCAACTATCGAGGTTTATATGGCCCAGACGTCCAGTTCACAGAAGATGAAAAAAGTCAGGCATTCATCAAGATCACCAAGACCAAAGTTCTTGCGGCCTACGCGCAGATTGTCGATGTTCTTTTCGCGGGTAGTAAGTTCCCCATTGGTATTGAGCCTAGTTATAAGCCTTTGGGTGTATCTGGCTCTATTCACTTTGATCCGAAAGAAATTAATGAAGAAAGTTTAAGTGAGATGACTGGGGGTGCCTCCGGCACTACAACAGCTACAATTGCTAGACCTGAGCTATTACTTAAATCTGGCCCGTTCCAAGATGATTTAGGGCGTGTCGAAGACAAATTGCGCGAAGGCGCGGGCAAAACACCTACAGCAATGACCTACGAGCCAGCCAAAGAGGCGGCTAGGAAAATGCAAAAGACAATCCATGACCAGCTAGAAGAGAGTCAGGCTTCAAAGCATTTACGTTCTACTGCGTTTGAAATGTCATTGTTTGGTACAGGTATACTTAAAGGCCCGTTTGCCCAAGAGAAAGAGTACCCGAACTGGGATGATGAGGGTAAATACGATCCTGTTTTCCGCACCATTCCAAAGGTTGAGGGCGTAAGCATTTGGAACTTCTACCCTGACCCAGATGCACGAAATATTAACGATGCTGAATTTGTTATTGAGCGTCATAGATTAAGTAGATCTCAGCTACGCGCACTTAAAAAGCGTCCATTCTTCCGTGAAGAAGCTTTGGAAGAAGCTGTAGATATGGGGCCAAACTATAACCCAGAGTATTGGGAAGATGCGTTAGAGGATAACGATTCATCTTCCAAGATAGAACGCTATGAAGTTCTCGAGTACTGGGGGATTATTGACGCGGAGATTGCAGAAGAGACCGACATCGATCTTCCACAAGAAGCCTTCGATGCAGAAGAGATACAGGTAAATGCTTGGTTATGTAATGGTCAGGTTATACGTCTGGTTATTAATCCGTTTATGCCTAACCGCATCCCATACCACGCTGTTCCTTACGAGCTTAATCCTTACAGCTTCTTTGGTATTGGTCTTGCAGAAAACATGGAAGACACTCAAGAGATTATGAATGGCTTTATGCGTCTAGCAGTAGATAACGCGGCATTGTCATCTAACCTATTGATTGAGATTGATGAAACAAACTTAGTTCCCGGTCAGGATATGTCAGTATATCCGGGCAAGGTGTTCAGACGTCAGGCGGGTGCTCCCGGTCAGGCTATATTCGGCACCAAGTTCCCTAACGTGACAGGTGAATGTCTACAGGTATTTGATAAGGCACGACAGTTAGCGGATGAAGCTACAGGTATGCCTTCCTTTGCTCATGGTAGTACTGGCGTTATGGGTGTTGGTCGTACAGCATCTGGTATGTCGATGCTCATGGGTGCGGCGGCACAGAACATTAAAGCTGTGGTTAGAAATATTGACGACTATCTACTTAGCCCGCTGGGCAAGTCTCTGTTTAGTTTCAATATGCAGTTTAATTTCGATAAGTCTATTAGAGGCGATCTCGACGTTGTAGCTAAAGGCACAGAAAGCCTGATGCGTAACGAAGTTCGCTCACAGCGTCTATTGCAGTTTATGCAGATGACAGCACAGCCTACAATGGC